AAAATAAATAGAAAGGAGGAAAAAGAAAATGAGTGAAGATAACACACTTGAGTGTCCTATATGTGGGGCACTTTTAATTGGTGATGAGCCACGAATAGTTACTGAATGTGATGAGTGTAAAAACAATAAGGAGGAAGATGATGAGTAGAAATTTTAAAGTAGAAGTAAAGGGTACATTCTTTGCACATGAGCAAGAGAGTATTGAGGGAGCAAAACAAAACATATTGAGTAATGTTCATGTAAGAGATTTACACGATATGATTTTAGAGTCTTTTGTTATAGAAATAGATGAACATGGAAACGAGATTGAGGAGGAAAGCGAATGACAGTAGTAGTATGGGACGGAGAAAACCTAGCAACAGATAGACAGGCGACAGATGGCTCTCACAAGTGGGAGACAGACAAAGCATGGTATGTAGGTAGAGGCGATTCTATTTATATAGTATCAGGTGTTGGGTTGCTGAAGAATATAATTGAACTAAGGGAGTGGTTTAGGCAAGGAGAAAACCTAGATAAGTTTCCGTTGCTGGGAACTAACAATGGACAACTTGTCACACAGCAACTCCTTGTGGTAAGTCAAGACAAAGGACTCTTTGTTTATGAAGACTCACCTCACCCTGTGTGTCGGGGGTTTGAGCCATGTGCATTTGGAGAAGGGAAAGATTATGCTTATGGGGCATTGGGTATGGAGGCAACATCAGTAGAGGCAATCAATATTGCAAACACTTACTCTTTACATTGTGGCAAAGGGGTGGCACTATATAGTTTACACAATCGTAAGGTAGAGTATATATCATGAAGAAAGATGACATAAGCAATCCAGTCCATTACACACAAGGTAAGATAGAAGTTTGGGATTTTATAGCAGACCAAAAGTTTAATTTTCTAGAGGGGAACATAATAAAATATGTTTCTAGGTGGAGGATTAAAGGTAAGGTTGCTGACTTAAAGAAAGCACAGGCTTATCTCAACAAGCTAATAGAAGTAGAGGATAAGTAATGGATATAATTACCATAGATTTTGAAACATATTATAGTAAAGACTACTCATTGTCTAAGATGACAACCGAGGCCTACATTCGTGATAACAGATTCGAGGTGATTGGCGTGGCGATTAAAGTCAATGACAACACAACACGTTGGTACGAAGGAGATAAGGTTTCAGCCGTATTATCTTCTCTCAACTTGTCTGACAGTGTTGTTCTTGGACACAACACACTTTTCGACGGGTCTATACTTCGGTGGAAGTATGGCAAGGAGGTTAAGTTTTGGCTTGATACTATGTCTATGGCAAAGCCTAAGCATTCTGTGACAACAGGTTGTTCTTTAAGTGCATTAGCAAATCATTATAAACTTGGAGCAAAAGGTACTGAAGTTATCAGTGCATTAGGCAAAAGGTTAAAGCACTTCACTTCAGATGAACTAAAGCAATATGGAAAGTACTGTATTAATGATGTTGAACTTACCTATAAACTATGGAAAAAACTATCAAAAGATTTTCCACAATCAGAACTCATGGTCATTGACCAAACCTTACGCATGTTTATTGAGCCAATCATTAAGCTTGATACACAACTTCTTGCATCCCATTTAAAAAAAATAAAGAGTGACAAACAACAACTTGTTGACAGGTTACTATCCAAGGGGGTCACGGGTGAAAGCATAACGAAAGCTTTGATGTCTAATAATATATTTGCGGAACTATTAAAAAAATTGGGGGTTGAGCCTCCTATGAAAGAATCATTAAGGACAGGTAAGCAAACCTATGCCTTTGCAAAAACAGATAAAGAATTTACACAACTTCAAGAACACCCTAATATAATAGTACAACAACTCGTATCCGCAAGGTTGGGGGTCAAGTCTACTATTGAAGAAACACGAACTGAAAATCTCATTGAGGTATCTAAGAGAGGCAATCTACCTATAATGTTAAAGTATTATGGGGCACACACAGGTAGGTTTAGCGGTGGGGACAAACTTAATTTACAGAACTTACCTAGAAATGGGGTCATAAGAAAAGCATTAACAGTATCTAAAGATAAAGTGTTAATAGCATGTGACTCATCGCAGATTGAGGCACGAATGGTTGCATATATAAGTAAGCAACAAGATTTAGTACAAGCATTTAAAGAAGGTAGAGATGTTTACAGTGAATTTGCTAGTGAGATATATGGTAAAAAGATTACGAAGAAAGATAAGATAGAAAGATTTGTAGGCAAGACTTGTATATTAGGACTTGGTTATGGAATGGGGGCAGTAAAATTTAAAGACACATTGGCACTAGGTCAAGGTGGTATATCAGTAGACATTGATATAAATGAGGCAAAAAGAATTGTTAACTTATATAGACAGAAAAACCACAATATTGTTTCTTTTTGGAAACTTTGTGACCATGCTTTACATAGTATGTATGAGGGTGGCTCAGGAAATATAGGTGACATATTACAGTACGACTCGTTGGGAGTCATACTACCAAACAAAATGCGTATACATTACCCAATGTTACGCAGTACACCAAATGGGTTTGAATACATATCAAACGTTAGGGATTATAGAAAATATAAAGCTAAGTTAGATGATGTGAATTGGACTAATATATATGGTGGTAAAATGACAGAGAATGTTGTTCAAGCACTGGCTAGGATAGTAGTATCAGAGCAAATGGTTGAGGTTGGTAAGCATTATAAAGTATTATTTCAAGTACACGATGAGCTCATAACCGTTACGGGAACCAAAAACAAGACTGCTACACAACAACACGTTGAGACAATCATGTCTACTTCGCCATCCTGGGCACGGGACTTACCCGTGGCTTGTGAGAGTGGGGTCGGCTATAACTATGGAGACGCAAAATGACAGATATAATAGGAGTGAATGGAAAAGAAATAAAATCAGAGAAAAAATCTAAAAAAGATTTTGCACTTGAGCTATTAAATAGTATAAAAGAAAAAATTTCCGAGGGGGAAAATTTAGAATCTTGCTTTATACTATTAAAAATAGATGGTCAATATCTTAGATATTCAACTGGAACTGATAATGTAATGGAAGATATAGCACAACTTGAACTATTAAAGCATGACTTATTAAATAGAATGACCGAGGCAAAAATCTAAAATGGCAGGTAAGAATGAGGGTAAACTTACACATAGTTATTCCTCTATAAAGATGTACGAGAACTGTCCGAAACGATACGAGTATCAAAGGATTACTAAAGAGGTTTCGGACACAGGTAGTGAGGCTACTAAATTTGGCGAAAGAGTACATGCTGATTTAGAAAACAGACTGGTACATGGTACAGCCCTTCCGCAAGAGTCAAGTAAACACGAACAAGTTTGCACAACTTTACAACAACTTACTCAAAACGCAGACCTCCTAGCAGAACAGAAGCTCTGCTTAACTGAAAATCTTACACCAACGGGTTGGTGGGATACAGACGCATGGTTACGCAGCATACTTGATGTACTCATTATTAAAGATAATACAGCTATAGTAATAGATTGGAAAACAGGTAAACGCAGACCAGACTTCATGCAACTACAACTCTTTGCACTACAAGTATTTAAACACTACCCTAACATTAAGAAAGTTAAATCGACTTTCGTATGGTTAAAGGAAGGTAAAACTGATACAGAGGTTTACACTTCAAGCAATACAAATTTAATGTGGGCAGACTTGTTGTCTCGTATAGAAAAAATTAATCAATCATATATAAAAGGCAACTTCCCAGCAAGACCTAGCGGACTATGTCCATGGTGTCCAGCAAAGAACATTTGCCAATATGCTAAAATATAGTACTTGACAGTATTGTATGCTTAAGTATAATCATAGTATGGCAACAACACCCGAAGGAAAAATTAAAGTAAAACTTGACAAGATGTTAAAGTCTTATGGTAAACAGGTATGGTTTTACAACCCACAAGCTGGAGCATTTGGTAAAGCTGGAATACCTGACAAGATACTCTGTGTAAATGGACATTTTATAGGAGTAGAGTGTAAGGCGGACAGGAATAAAAAACCCACCGCCTTACAACTTCAATGTATGGAACAAATAGAACTTGCTGGAGGGGTTTGTTTTGTGGTGTATGACAACGAAACAATTAACCAAGTTAAACTATATATAGAAAGAATTAAATGATAGTAGTAGAACAAGCAAAAGCAATAGCACTAAACCTAAAGAATCCAAATAAAGTTTTGGAGTGTCTACCCGACGCTAAAAAATTAAAGTATAACAACCAACAACTCGTTGTCACACCACATTCTATCACTGCTACCAGAGCGTTACGGATGTTGGGTATCAAAGCACCTTCTCCAATACTTCATTATTACGATTGGTGTGGGGACTTTACTCCATACAAACATCAGAAAATGACATCAGCTTTTTTAACTATGCACGACAAGGCGTTGGTGCTTAATGAAATAGGTACAGGCAAAACGCATTCAGCACTGTGGGCATGTGACTATCTTATGACAATAGGTTATATCAAAAAGGTTTTAATTATTTCACCACTGTCTACTTTGGAACGAGTATGGGGAGATGGTATTTTTATGAATTTTCCACACAGACAGGCTGTGACACTACATGGTACAAGTATCAGGAGGTTACAGCTACTACAAACTGACGCAGATTTTTTTGTTATTAACCATGATGGATTCTCTATTATATCTGAAGAAGCAAAAGGAATGTTTGACCTCATCATAGTAGATGAAGCGGCAGTGTTACGCAATCCATCTACTAATAGATTTAAGATACTTAGGAAATACTTAAGCAAATATCCTGATACTAAACTATGGATGATGACAGGCACACCTACACCTAATGACCCAACAGACGCATGGGCATTAGCTAGATTAGTAGAGAGTCCTTACAATGCTAAAACTTATACAGCATTTAAAGAGTCAGTTATGATGAAGATAGGTCAGTGGAAGTGGTTGCCACGCCCTGAATCAGTAGAAATTGTTAGGCATGTTTTATATCCCGCAGTTAGATACACTAGGGATGAATGCTTTGACTTGCCTGAAACTGTATTTCAAACTCGGAAAGTATCTCTTACTAAAGAACAGAAAGAACATTATGACAAGATGTTAAAACATTTTGTTACAGAGTTTGCAAAAGAAGGGACAATTACAGCTGTTAACGAAGCAGTTAAACTACAGAAACTTGTGCAGATAAGTTGTGGTGTTGTGTACGGAGATTTGGTTCAACAAATCGAATTGGACTGTTCACCCAGAGTTAATGTAGTTAAAGAAGTCATCGAAGAAGTGGGTGGCAAAGTAATTGTTTTTGTTCCATTGACTGGAACACTAAAGATGTTAGAGAGAGTACTCTCAAAGCAATGGAGTGTAGCGATAGTTAATGGTGAAGTTTCTACTAGCAAAAGAAACAAAATATTTTATGACTTTCAAAACACAAAAGACCCTCATGTTCTTATTGCTCATCCAGCAACTATGGCACATGGGCTTACGCTAACGTCAGCGAGTACTATCATTTGGTACGGACCGATAACAAGCAACGAACAATACGTTCAGGCGAACGGAAGGATAGAAAGAATAGGCAAAAAGCATGTATCAAACATCATACATATAGAGTCAACTGACCTTGAACATAAGATGTTTGAACGGCTAAAAAATAAACAGAAACTACAAGGTCTACTATTAGACCTTATACAAGAAGACACGAGGTAATT